ATAACTTATCAGACCTTGTATCTTACCACTGCCTGTAGCTGCTTGCACAGTTATAGCATCTCCTGCTTCTAAATTCAAGCCTTGAGGTGAAGCATTTACTTGCTCTTTAGCAGCCACGTCATCTCTAAAAAATTCGTATTCGGTGCTAGAATCAGATGAATCAACAAAATTCATATTTACTAGAATAGCTGATGATGCATCGTTATTTGCACAATAGATACTTTTAACTATAATTGTTCCATCAGTAGGACACGTAAGCACGGTAGTCTTACCTGTACCAGATTGTTTAAAACCCTGGTTTTTATAAAATATACTCATGATAAAAAGTAATTAAATGCGTCCTGTTCGTTTTTCAAATCTTGTTGAAAAGAAAAATTTAATTGATTCTGTAGTGTAGTTAAAGACTCTAGTATTTGTCTTTGATTTTCTACATCGTATTCTTCTTTTGGTTCAGGTATGTAGTTTGTTATCTTAGCCATTATCTACCACCATAAAATCTTTTTGAACCATCTGATTTAACACTAAAACTTGGTCTTTGTTCAAACGCCATACCTGGTCCAGTGAACATAGCTTTACCTATGTCTGACACACTTTCACCTCTATCCGCTCTATCTCGTATGTCTTGTGTTAGTTTAGCAGATGCTTGTTTTGCAGCTTCTTTTGCAGCTTTTCGTTCTCTTAATTTTCTAAAAAATTCTGCACCTGTTCTACTAGATCCAAATAAATCTACTACACTACCTGTTGTTTTGTATCTTGCTGCTGCTCTGTCAAATCTATTTGTTCCTGATATTGGATCGTAAAAATCATTTACCATACCAACCGGTTGATTAAAAGTACCTAAAGTATATATCCCACCTTTAACACTAGATCCTGGAGTAAATCTTTGAGTAGATACATTATCTGGATTGAATCCAGGTATAAACACACGTAAAGCAGCGTTAAATAAATCTTGTAATGGAGTTTTAGATTCACCACTTTCCTCTTCTTGATTTTCATCTTCATTAGCTGATTGTAAAAATTCAAAGTTTGCTCCTGGAAAACTTGCATCACTAGGTGATCCTGTAACAAAACCTTGAGCTCTATCTACATCAGTCCCAAAAGGAATTGCTGCTGATGATGCAGTAATGCCTGTACGAAAAGGATTTTGATCAAATTTTTCAGCTTGTTTCATCAAGTAAGTTGGAGTCGTGTAAAAATCTTGAGGTGCTGGCAAAGGAAAGTTAGTAGCAAATCCAGATTGTGTGTTTTCGCTATCTACAAACCCTGTATTTAAATATTTTTGTAATTCTGGTATGTCGTATATATTCATTATCTTCTTCCGTCCGGTTGTGCGTCTAATCTTAATGTGCCATATCTCCAGGTTTCACCTGTACCATCGTTTTCTATCTTGACAGATACAAGTCTTCCTCTGGCTCTAGTATCTACCTTATCAGTTGTTGACGTAACTGTAAAGGGTCCAAGTGGAGAACTTACAGCCACATCGTCTGGATAGGCACTAACCAATAAAGTTACTTTAGCATTACCTGTTTGATATTTAAAATCAGGTATAAATCGCCTAACAGCCATAAAAAACTCACCATCTCCTCTATAATCAGCAACACCTGTTTGTTGACCAAGAGCACTACGTCTTGATGTTATATCCCAATCTCCAGATCGTATAAATGCAGGGATAGCTGTCGTTGCTGTGCTGTTAACTTGATCTGTGCCTTGTTCATGTTCATAGTAAATACTAGCACCATATTTATTTGTAATTCCTAATATATCAGGAAACACTGGTGTTAATGTATCATCGTAATCTGTAGCATAAGGATTATCAAATACACTTTGATCTTGATATGTTGTTCTATCTAGTGATGATGTTGTCCAACAATTTTCTGCGTAATTATAAGTTACACATCTATCAATTTGCTCAGATCCTGATTTAGGATAAAACCAATTTACCTCTGTATACAAATTATTTGCACCCGCAAAGATAACATCTCTTGAATTAAAGTTTAATCCAAGATTATCTCCGTCTGTGCTAAATACAAAATCCTCTACTAATGATGGTAATGATTTTACTGTACCATCAAATGCAAAAAATCCACCTTGTGATCCCATCCAAAACACAGCACCATTAACAAAGGTAGCTGCGTGTTGACCAATACATCCACAGTTTGTACCAACTTGTCTAACACTAAATGTAAATGGTGGACCAACAAATTGAATAACATATGCAGCAAGATCAGTTATAACAAACACATAATCTTTACCTTGTAGGGCTGCTCTTATTTCATTACCTGTATCTAATCTAAATGTACCCGCAGTGTTGGTTGCTGTTGGTGTGTATGTATTTAAATCTTCTTGATTAGAAAATCTTACAAACATTGGATCTTGTGTTGTTGTATCACCAATAGTTGTTTCAGTTCCAAAATGAAATAAGTGTCTGTCTCTGTCTGACACTAATGTAAATCTGCTAGCTGTAGGATTGTTTGTAGTTTGAAAATTAGATGTAGTTAATGATGCTCTTATAGTTCTAGCATTTGATGCACCTGCATTCCATGTAAAAGTTTTACCATTAAATATAGTTGCAACTAATACTTGACCAAAGTTATCAAGACTCCAGTTTCCTGGATCTAGAACTACGTCACTAGTAGCTCTCGCTGTTCCCCAAGTCGATGCTCCCCATGTTGATGTACCCCATCCATATCCTGTAGTTTGTGTAGTTGGTCCAACTACAACATAAGGATTAACAGTTACAGCGCCTGCTGCTGTCATACCAGAGCCCCCTTCAGCACGTGAAGCTTGAACAGTAAATTTATCTACAGTGGGTACAGTTAATATTTCGTAAACTTGTTCTAATTCTGCAGCCGTAAAATCTGATGCACCAGTTACAGTTACCGATGAAAGAGTTACATATCGTCCAACTTCTAAACCATGTGAAGCTTTATTAATAGTCACTGTTCTGGACGCATTAACTGTTGTTAATGTGCATCCAGTAATTGCTGTATCTAAAGGAGTGATGTCATAAAAGTCATTACCATAATATAAAAATAAACCTTGAGACGTTCCAATAGCGGTGTATTTTTCACCGGCAAAACTAGAAAATGCAACTTGTGCTCTCGCTGCTCCTGGTAAAGTTTTATTAGCTGCTGTTAATTGTAACCAACCACCTATTTTTTCAGGTAATCCATATCTAAATCTAACAAAATCGCCATCAGTCCACTGACCTTCTGCCCCTGATTCTGTATCTTGTTTGTTAAAACCTGGCTTGAATTTTAATTTTTGTAGCATATAAATGGTTATATAATACTTATTTAAATTATGAAAGAGAGATCTTAATGGAAAAAAGTGTAAATATCACTAATTTTATTGGTACATACGATAACTACATCACACCTGAAGAATGTGACAGAGCTATTAAATTATTCGATAATCAAGATAAATTTAATAAAACTTTAAATAGAATGATTTTTGAACAAGCTCCTATTACAGAAAAACAAGACCAACAATTTTTTGCAACAGGAGATAATATAAATGTTTGGTACGAAGATTTAAAAACAATGATGATGAATTTTGATATGGCTTTTAGACACTACGTTGAAAATACAGGTGCAAATTGTTATAATGTTCCGTTTCGTTATTCTAACATAAAAATTCAAAAAACGTTACCTACTGAAGGTTATCATATTTGGCACGTAGAACATGGAGTGGGCCACCACTTAAATGACGCTAGAGCTTTTGTATATTCTATATATTTAAATGATGTAGAAGAAGGAGGAGAAACAGAATTTTTACATTTCTCAAAAAGAGTAAAACCTAAAAAAGGTAGAATAGCTATTTGGCCTGCAGCTTTTCCATATTTACACAGAGGTAATCCTCCTTTATCAGGTGAAAAATATATCTTAACATCTTGGATGTTATTAAGATAATTAAGTTTTTATAATATAAATTATTGTTAAATAAGGTTGCACAACTGAAGTAGCATCTCCTGTAAAAGTTGCACTCATATTATGTGAGTGCCCTGTACCACTTCCAGCATTACCTGAATTACTTCCTGGGACGGCTGAGCCAGCATCACTACCGCCTCTTCCCACTGTAGAGTTATCCGCTCCAGAAGTGTGTGTATGAGAGGCAAGTTGAGCAGTTGATAAAGTTGCATTAGCTGTTGATCCTCCAATCGTTCCAGAATTTTGAACTGTGTTGGCCCCACCAGTTGATGCTAAAGCTTTAGTACCTGATTTACCCATGGCTACGTTATCTTGTAAATCTGGAACATTAAAAGTAGATGCTCCATCACCTGCACCGTAAGTTGTTCCTACAATTGCAAACAACGCAGAATAAGTTGATCTTGAAACTGCAGCTCCATTACACTCTAAAAAACCTGTTGGCACTGATGAAGAAGACCACGGCACAATGGTAGCCGTAGGGATTCCTTCAATCCCTGTAAGATTTGCTCCAGTATAATCATATTTAGTTGCTTCGTAATTTGACATATTTTATTAAGTTTTAATTATATATAACACTGTTAAAAAAGGTTGTAAAACTGAAGTAGCATCTCCTACAAAATTAGCGGACATGTTATGAGAGTGTGCTGTTCCACTACCTGTGCTACTTGATGGTACAGATCTTGCTTTTTCAAAGTTACCCTGTTCATTTGGTCTACCTCCAGCTGCGTTAGGGTGGGCGTGAGAAGCAAGTTGTGCTTCTGATAAAGTTGCATTACCTGTTGTACCAGAAACATTTCCAGTTGATGTTACAGTATTTGCTCCACCAGTTGATGCTAAAGCTTTAGTGCCTGATTTTCCAACACAACAATTATCTTGAAGATCTGGAAGATTAAAAGTAGATGCGCCATCGCCCGCTCCATAGGTCGTGCTTATAATAGCGAACAACGCAGAGTAAGTAGATCTTGAGACTGCAGCTCCATTACACTCCAAGAAACCTGTAGGTACAGAAGAATCTGACCATGGAATAATAGTGGCTGTTGGAATACCTTCAATATCTGTAAGGTTTGCTCCATCAAAATTATATTTAGTTGCTTCGTAGTTAGACATATTAAGTTTTTATTATATAAATTATTGTTAAATAAGGTTGTAAAACAGAAGTAGAACCACCTGAAAAAGTAGCTGACATATTGTGCGAGTGCGCTGTTCCGCTCCCTGCAGTACCTATGGTTCCAGATTGATTTTTTCCAGTAAAATCATTATCTGCGGCTCTAGTTCTTTGGTTCTGAGATCCTCTAGTAAATTGAAAACCACCATTGTGTGAATGGGAAGCAAGTTGGGCTTCCGATAATGTGGCATTACCAGTGCTTCCTGCAATATTTCCAGTTTTAGCTACAGTGTTTGCTCCACCAGTTGAACCTACAGCTTTAGTTCCTGATTTTCCAACCGGGATGTTATCTTGTAAGTCTGGTAATCCAAAAGTAGTTGCACCATCGCCAGCCCCATAAGTTGTGCCTATGATCGCAAACAATGCAGAATAAGTAGATCTTGAAACGTTTGATCCATTACATTCTAAGAAACCTGTGGGCACAGAAGAATCTGACCATGGTATTATTGTGGCTGTAGGAATACCTTCTATTCCTGTAAGGTTAGCACCATCAAAATCATATCTAGTTGCTTCGTAATTTGACATTTATCCTCCTAAGAAGAATAAGTCGTAGGCCTTGCACCTAATCTAGCAATTTTTTCAGCTTCAGTTTCTGTAGAATTACCTTCTTCATCAACTGCATTATCATTGTCCCAATTAGATTGTAATTGAGCTAAGTGAGCTGAATCCCATCTATTACTAAATTGACTTATGTCTCCTAAATTTGCGTCAGCAAAAGATGTATGTGGTGTTTCATCTCTATATTCTACTTCATCTGAAGTAACTGAAGTTCCATACTGGATTGCCCAAATATTTGAAAATTTTGAATCATTCCAAAAAGCATCGTCATCAATTTTATAACCTACACCTTCAGAAGCACCTTCTGCGTGGTTTTTAATTACTATTTTATCATCAAATACTACTGTCCAATTTGCATTAGTTGCCATATTATTTCTCCTTATACGTCCAACCTGTTGTAGCATCTCCTGAAAAGACTAAACAAAAAGCTGCGCCTTGTGTATTAACTGTTAAATTTGATGCTGCATTAGCTATGTTAGATCCATTTCTATCAACAACTAATGCGTTACTATTAAAATCATAACCTTGATCTACAAATGAAACCTCATCACCAGTAGCAGGTGAGGCTGGTAGCGTAATCGTCACCCCTCCACCACTTGTATTTACTAAAAGTTGAGCACCAGCTTGAACTGTTTCCGCCGCTGAAACTGCTCTCCAGTTTCTTTGCTCAGATAATTTTACAATGTTTGTACCATCAGAATATAATACATAATTGTTTCCTTCACATAAAAGGACACCTGTACCTGATGATGTTTTAAAAGTTAAAGTGTTTCCTGCATGGTCACATGCGTTTTGTACGTGATAAACTTTTTCGATTGAATCTGGAAT